CTGCCTCTCTCTTGAGCACGGCTGCAAGATCAGGGTCGGTAACTTCCAAAGCCATTTGCTTTGTTAGGTTTATACTACCTTCTAACCAAGGGTTAGCGATACCTGCAGCCCCTGCAGTTCCTGTTGTTGGTTTTGCACCCATGCCAGCCTGACTGCTGGGTTTAAAGTTGTGCTCCCAACCTGAACCAGGGTTTTTTAGCTTAGAAAGATAGACATTGATGTCTTCTTCGACGCCGCCGTTCAATACTTTGACGCTGCCGTCATCAGCTTTTTTCAACTTACCCTGAACCAACTGCAGCATTTGCTCTGCATTGATCGCACCAGACTGACTGATGGCTGACAACGCAGACGTTTTCATTGCTGCAGTCTCGTTGGAAGTCCGAAGCTCAACTAACTGACGCTCCAAATCAGCGATCTGCTGGTCTTTGGTTTGAGCCGTTTTGTTGGCCTCTTCCCATAGATCCTTCCACTGGCCTTGATCTTCCAGTGTTTTACGACGTTGCTCGTCTTGTTTTTTGTAAACGTCGTCAAGCTTGCCTTTGATGCCTTGGAATTTTTCCTCAGCCTCAGTGGCACGCTGTTGCAACGCTTGAATTTGCTGCTCGTAAGCAGAAACATCAACGTTAACAGTGTTTGCAGTCTCAGCCACGGGCTGCTCAGAGGACGCCACGGGCGTCTCCTGGATGACTTGTTCTTCCATTATCAAAAAGAATTTACTCTTTTACTTTACTAGCTTTTGTTTTTCTGGTTGTTTTTGCTTTAGCTGCAGGTTTAGAAGCAGGTTTTGCTGATGTTTCGGAAGAAGGATCCCACGAATCGACAAGTTCCCATTTGTAGGAACCATCTGCCTGCAATACCTTGTCGAGAGACTTGGCCATGCTGTAAAAAGCGATTTAGTCCTACTGTAACTCTGGCGCGGAATCTGGCGACTCAGCTGCTGTAGGAAGGATTTCGCCCTGAACCAGCATGTCGCGGAACTCTTCGCGGCTAATGACCTGATCTTCGAACAGCTGACCCATCGCTGCAATGTCCTGACCAATCAAGCGCTGCAGGTCGAAGTCACGGCTGATCTTTACCTTGGGTGCCTCAATACCTAAGTAATCAGCTGCAATGTCGTAAGACTTCTGCAGGCCAGACTCCAGATCCATCGACACCATCGACAGCATTGAGTTTTGATCAATACGATCCAAACGACGGGCATCAGCAGATTCAGCAACAAACTTTTGTTGGCTCAGCGTGCTGATGCCTAACATCCCCATCTGCTGCTGTAGTTCTTTAATTTCTGCTGATTGCGCTTCAAACGCGCTTGCCGCAGGCTCCACGTAATAGACCTTGTTACCCGGCTGGGTCGCCATCGCGTAATTAACGCTGATCGCCATATCCTTCGTTTGATCGTCCCAACCCTCAAGGACAAGCATCGGTTGCGAAGCGATGTGAAGGCTGTGGATAAGATCCGCTTGCCGTTGATAGTGGGCCAGATTGAGATGAGCAATGTCTAACAGCGGTGGTTTGCTCGTCAACGTATCGGTTTTATTGGCGTAAATCGTTACCAGTGGAATTTGCCCAAGTGAAAAATCGCCAGACTCAACCAGCTCGTACTCCGACGTAGCGTCGGATTGATCGAATGAAGCGGGGTATGGATATGGCCCTTGCATCTCTTTTTTCTGCTGTTCTTGCCGGAAGACGCGATAACGACCAGGCTCGATGACACGAATTTGGTCATAAACTTTTTCTCCGAATTCACCGTCGGGAATTACTGCTTTTTCGCCAATCCGAACTTGCGTAAGGTTTCCGTAATTGGCTTCGCGGTCCAATCGCCAACCGTAGACGTTAGTTGGATCTACTTCAATCCAATAGGGCCGACGATTAAGAGCACGCTCCTCTGCAAGACTTCTCGCACCCGAAGGCGCAGGAAAATCAACCAACGTGTGACAGTGCCCATACGTCAGGGCACAAATCAAGAGTCGTCGAGCGTATTCATCTAGATCCGATCCACATCCATCAACATCCTTATTAAAGACCTCAGTCCAATAAGGATCGCCTTCAATGCTGATTGATTTGCGAAGTATTAAGCCCGCAGCAGCACGGATTAGGCGCTGTGTGTACGGCGTAAAAACAGATCGGTTGACCCGTGATAAATACGCTGTGTAATCTTCGCGGGGCTCTAAAGGCAGAAATGCTTCGCTGTTTTCACGTAGATATTCCGTCCCGTAGGTAACGGCTTTCATAATCTCCCAGCCCTTCATCTGGTCGATTACAGCCCGTGTCCGCACGAACGGACTGTCAACACTTCCCATGTAGGAACTGCTGACAATGCTCGTTCTAACGAGACCTGGGACGGAATAAGTCATGACACCTCAGAATGAACCATTAACAACCCCATCGACGACGGGCTGCTTTACCCCGTTCACCTGTCCAACCACGACTACGAGCGCAGAAAGAACGCTTACGGGCAGCTTCTTCCTTGGTTTTAGGCTTGCCGGTCACAGGTGGTTTCAAATTAGAACCTGTCTGGCGGTTGTATTTAGCCCGACCTTTTGCAGTCAAGCCAGCACCTTTACTAACAGGCAGTTTTTCGCCACGGCCAACACTAAGGTTGGGACCACGCTTACGCTTTTTGCGCTCTGCCATCGTCCTAACCCTTATTCAAGGTTGGAGGTAATGGTGCTGCTGGTGATAAAGTTGCAGGTGGCAACAACCAAATCACCCGCGGTAGACGCAATGTCCATGCTGGTGATAATGCCGCCAAAAGCCACTGAATCAGTGCCAGTGCTGGTGCCAGTCGTAAACAGCTCAAATGATGCGTCAGCACCATCGTTTGCCTTAATTACGTCTTCAATCATTCCGGCTTGACCAGTGGCGTCTGGGTCATACACCAGTTCAACAGTGCCAGAACCGCTGATCAAACTGCCAATAAACTGACGGAAGGTGTTTCCATGAACAGTAGTGTCCAGCGTTTCTTTGGTGATGTTCAGTGTCCAGCTGCGGGTACCGACAACAGTTGCAAGGCTGCCTGAGCCGGTTTCAAACTGGACTGCGCCTTGCTCTCCGCGAAGAACAGCCATGATTAGACATAAGAAGGGTCTATAACGCTCATTCTAACCGTTCACAACCCACAAGCCATCTCAAGACTTCTTCTTTTTCGCCTTGCGGCGGCGATGTTGGTACGAAATCTTCTTTGAACTTGTCTTTTCCCTTTTGAATCGAGCTTTCTCCGCAGGACTCATCTCACCAGTTGTTTTTGGCGTCTTGCTAGACACTCGCTTCGATGGTCGGCACGCTGGATACGCCCTATCCTCACCCTTTGAGCGCCCACAAGGCTTTCCGGTCTTTATATCGACCCATTTCTCGTCAAACCATCGGCCAAGACCACCACGGCCTTTACTTTTTGGTTTTGCGGGTTTTCGTGGTTTTTTTCGTTCCGCCACTGGTTACCTTCTTGTAGGTGCCGCCACGCTTCTTATATTCGCGTACCAGCCACGCATTTGCATACGCGCTCGGATACACCGCGAACTTGCGCTTGGCTTCAGCCTTTACTCGGCTGTATAGCGCCTTGTTGGTTGGGACGTTTTCACTTGCCACAGCTGCACCGCATCTTCTTGCTGCCTTTCTTCATACCCTTCTTCTTGCCGTTGGGCTTTTTCTTGCCACCGGCTCCGTAATGACCAGGCATAACAATTAAGTGATGGGGTACCCCTAGCTTAACGGGCCTTGGTTGCGTATTCCAGCGTTACTTGGCGGCGGCTGCCTTCAAGCGACTTCCAGCGGGGAAACTTCACCAAGATTGATGGGTCGAGTACCTCTTCGGGCGGTTGCAGAGTTCTCCAACGGTGGTTGCAGTCGCGGCATGTGCGGTCTCGTACTGAATCTCCGTCTTGTGATGTGTATTTGCCGAGAACACGAGTTTCATTTGACCCACACTTGGGACAGAGAGGCGCGTTCAGCGGACGAAACATCCTTAATACAGGCGGTATGACGTAGTTCCCATGGCCTCAGGCTTGGCCAAGTTGAACTGTTGCAATACAAGATACCCGAACGCATCGAACGCATGGTCCACGCCCAGATTTTTGTTAGGAAGACCAGTGCCAGGGGCATAGGTGAGGGTGCGGAGGGATTTGATGAGTTCCTTGCAACGAGGGTGGATGTAGGTGCGGCGGGCTCCACTCGCATCAAGTAGTGCGGTGTTGACGGCGGTGATTTTGTCGCGGATTTTCCAGGGGGATTTGGGGGATTGGACGGTGAAGCCGCTGCGGCGGAGGATGGTGTGGTCGGTGACGCCGACGCCGCTGGTTTTGCGGGCTCCACCCGTGGGGTCAGGGCAAGCAAGGACGCGACGGTCCACGCCGTAGCGGCGGGTGACTTCTTCGGCAAAGTCCCAGGTTGTTGCGCCGCCGCGCATCATGATTTCGTCGAAGACGTAGAGGGTGTTGTCCTTTTTGACGGCGCAGATGCCGGACATTGGATCGACGTTGAAGTCCACTCCTAAGAGGAGGGGGAGGACGGAAATGTCCTTGGCTTCGGTGGAGATGTTTGTGTCGTTGAAGCTGACGGCGACGAGGCCGGTGAGGTTCTCGAACGACGCTTCGAATTCCTGGCGGAACGTGCGCGAATCAAGTTGAGCGCGGGCTGCTTCGACTTCATGTGCTGGAACGTTGCCTCCTTCGATCGTTGTATAGCACCAGCGAATCCAATCGCCGGTTTTGTCCTCTTTGCAAAAACACCAAAGGTCGTAAAACCAACTGGCTGTTCCATCGGGAGTTGAAATAAATAATGCCCAACCTTGTTTGTCGGCAAGGGCGGGACGAATAACTTCAAACCACACTTCTGACTCCATAAATGCGGCTTCGTCGAGCACGACTCCGGCAAGAGAGCGGCCACGAAGAGCCATTGCGTTTTCGGTTCCCTTTAGTTCGATCGTGGAGTCGTTAATAAGATCCAGGCGTAGA